CCCGCATTGCTGCGCGCGCCTTCAACACGCCGCTGCTGGTTGAGCCCTCCAAAGCCATGGCGTTTCTGTCCGGCCTTGGGCCGCGCATCCTTGGACGCCGGGTCGAGATTGGTGACGAAAACGGCGGCCTGGAAAGCCTCTTCGTTCCGCCAGCGCGCGCCAGCATTCTAGCAGGTGGGCTGCTGGACGATTACCACCAACATGGTGAGACGCCCTATCCTGTGCTCGACGGCATTGCTGTCATCCAGATCTCCGGCGTGCTGATCCACCGCGGCGGCTGGATCGGCCAGTCCTCTGGCCAGACCAGCTATGAGGGGATTGCAGCACAGATTGACGCGGCGACCAGTGATCCAACGGTGCGCGGTATCGCATTGGAAATTGACAGTTTTGGGGGTGAAGTTGCGGGGGTATTTGACCTTGCAGATCGCATTCGTGCAATTCGCGCCACCAAACCCGTCTGGGCCTTTGTGGCTGAACATGCTTTCTCAGCCGGGTATGCGCTGGCAAGCCAGGCCGACCGTATCCTGCTGCCCCGCACCGGGGCGGTGGGCAGCATCGGTGTTGTCGTCATGCACGCTGATCTCAGCGGTCAGCTGGATCAAGACGGGGTGCGCGTCACGCTGATCCACGCAGGAAGCCATAAGGTTGATGCCAATCCTTACACGCCGCTCCCAATTGGGATCCGCGATGACATTCAGCGCGAAATTGATCTGCTGCGGTTCCTCTTTGCGGAAACGGTGGCAGCGGGACGTGGCGTGCGGCTGAGCCAAGAGGCTGCACTCGCGACTGAGGCTGCCAGCTTTCGCGGCGCCGAGGCTGTGGCAGCAGGTCTTGCCGACGAAGTCATCGATCTTGCGCGTGGCTTTGCCGCCTTTCGACAAAGCTTGTCCCAAAGCCGCGCATCCGTCTCATCCCGCATGGCCACCACGGCCCAAACCCAATCCCGAAAGGACCCTCTCATGAGCAACGATACCTTGCCACAGACCGAACCAAAACCCGATGAAGCTCAAGACGGCCAAACGCAGAGCGATATTGCCGAAAATAGCGGCACAGCTCCCGAAGTGCCGCCTGCTGCTGCTTTTGCTCCCACACCTCCCGCAGCCTCGGGACCTTCAAAGGCTGACCCCGCCTCAGCCCTCCAGACATCCATGCGCGCGGAACTTTCTGCCCAGCTTCGCCTTGAAGTGGCCGAGATCGCCGAGATCGCAGCACAAGCGGGACGCCTCGGCATTGCCATCGACGCGGCAGAAGCCCTGAGGGAAGGCACAACACCTTCGGCGCTGCGCCGATCGGTCTTGGAGCATGCGGCAGCCACAGCCGATGCGCGGGATGTGGTGGCAACAGCCCCCGCTCCGGCGGCATCACCAAACAGCGAAAGCCCTATTGTTGCCGCAGCCAAACGCGCCGCGGCCTCCGGCGCAAAACGCTAAGCGGCTCCACAGCCGTCATACTCCCACGGCCGTCTTAAAATTCCGCCGCTCCTGCCTAGCGGCGGATTTCTTATTCCTCCATCCCCAGAAGGATCCCCGACATGACTGTCCTGACCCAACCGCCCAGCTTGGGCGATATCCTCAAATATGAGCTGAACCCAAACTACACCCGAGAAACCGTCACCCTGCTGGCAGGAGCTGCCTATCCCGTGGGTGCTGTGCTGGGCCGCATCACCGCCAGCGGCAAATACAAGCTGGCGACTTCGGGCGGCACGGATGGCGCGCAAACAGCGGCCGCCATGCTGCTCTACGCAGTTGATGCCTCTGATGCTGATGGTACCGGTCTTGTCATCATGCGCGGCCCGGCCATCGTCTCCAAAGCCGCCCTCGTCTTTGACGCCACCGTCGATGATGCAGCAAAAACCACCACGAAACACGGCCAGCTCGCAGCACTTGGCATCATTCCCCGCGATACTGCTTGATTAGCGGTGCGCAACGCACGCGATGCACAGACACCTTAACGTCGATAACCGCCACACCACCTCCTCGCCCTCATTCCCCCGGAGTTTCCCATGACTATCACCCGTAATCCCTTTGACGCGGGCGGCTATTCGCTCGCCGAGATGACGCAGGCGATCAATATCTTGCCCAATCTCTATACCCGCCTTGGCCAGATCGGCCTGTTTCGCTTTGAGGGTGTCTCGCAACGCGCCATCGTGATCGAACAGCACCAAGGCGTGTTGAGCCTGCTGCCGTCCGTCCCCCTCGGTGCCCCTGCCACCGTGGGTAATCGCGAGGCCCGCTCCATGCGCAGTTTTGCGCTGCCTTGGATCCCGCATGATGATGTGATCCTGCCCTCGGATATTCAGGGCATGCCCGCACTCGGCGTCTCGGACGCAGCCGACCCGCTGGTTGAGGTGATGAACCGCAAGCTGCAGCTGATGCGGCGCAAGCATGCCCAGACCCGCGAATACATGGAGATGAATGCGCTGCGCGGCATTGTGAAGGATGGCGCAGGCACCACGCTTTACAATTACTTTACCGAGTTCGGCCTCGAGAAGATCTCGATCGACTTTGTTTTTGGCACTGCGGGCACAAACGTACAGGGCAAAGTCCGCGGCGTGCTACGCGCCATGGAAGACAACCTACTGGGCGAGACCATGACCACCGCGCATGCGCTGGTCAGCTCGGAGTTCTTTGACAAGCTGATCAGCCATCCCAAAACCGAAGAAGCCTATAAGTTCTTCTCCGCCACCGGCGGGCAACCCTTGCGTGAGGACATGCGCCGCGCGTTTCCTTTCGCGGGCGTTCTGTTTGAAGAGTATAACGGCTCTGTCACCCTCTCGAATGGGACTGCAGAGCGGTTGATCCCGGCGGGCGACGGCATTGCCTTTCCCTTGGGCACGTTTGACACCTTCACCACCTATGGCGGGCCAGCCAATCTGCTGGAAGCAGCCAATACCATCGGTCTGCCCCTCTACGCCCGCCAGCATCTTGATGAGAAGGGCCGCTGGATTGATCTGATGACGGAAAGCTCGATCCTGCCGGTGAACAAGCGGCCGCGCATGGCGATCCGGCTGACGAGTTCGACTTAAGGGCTGTCGTCATGCACGCATTTACAATGGCCCTTGATCTGCTCTTTGCGGATCCAAACCTTGCCCAAGAGGCTTGGTATCGTGATTGCGAAGGTCAGTTCACCAAGCTCCGCATCATTACGCGCAGTGCCGATCGCATTACCGAGTTTGGGGCGGCACGGCTCTGGTCCGAGACCTTCCGCTTTGATGTGCGCGTGCGCGAGCTGCCCAATCCCCGCCCGCAAGAGCAAATCCTGATCGGGGATGAGGCCTTCTTGATCCAAGGTGAGCCGGTACGTGATCGCGACCGGCTGATCTGGACCATTGAGGCGGCCCCTGCATGAGGATCAAACTCAACCTTGCGCCTGATTTGATCGCAGCGATGGCTGTTGAGATCAAAGCAGGCGAAAAGGCAGTCTCAACCGCCATGCGTGAGGCGGGTACAGGGCTGAAAACCGCTTGGCGCGCTCAGATCACCAGTGCCGGGCTTGGGCGGCGGCTTGCAAACTCGATCAGAAGCCAAACTTACCCAAAATCTGGTGATAGCCTGAGCGCGGCCGCCTTAGTGTGGTCGCAAGCACCGGTGATCATCCGCGCGCATGACACCGGGCCGTTGATCCGGTCCAAGAATGGCTTTTGGCTGGCGATCCCGACAGCGGCTGCGGGCAAGTCAGCCCGTGGTGGCCGGATCACTCCGGGTGAATGGGAACGCAAGCAAGGGCTGAAGCTGCGGTTTATCTATCGCAGGCAGAGACCTAGTTTGCTGGTCGCCGAAGGGCGGTTGAACACGAAAGGGCGAGCTGTCGCGTCAAAGTCAAAGACTGGACGCGGCGTCTCAACCGTGCCGATCTTTTTGCTGGTGCGGCAGGTAAAGCTTGCGAAACGCCTTGATCTGGCGCGGGATGCCGAGCGGGCCGTTGACCGCGTGCCGGGATTGATTGTAGCGAACTGGGTGGAGGGCAAAGTCTGATGACACGCGAAACCATCCTGACCGCCCTTGCGGATCTCTTGCGGCTGATCCCGTCCGTCCCGGTTCTGCGCGGCGAGGTCCTGCCTGAACGCGTGCCAACTTCTGGCCTCATAATCCTACGCGACGGTGATCCGGGAGATCCGGCGGTGACGCTGTCGCCGCTTTTGTATCACTTCCAACACCGCGTGGAGCTGGAGGTTATCGTGCAGGGTGCGGACCGTGATGCGGATTTTGCCACGCTCTGCGGCCAGATCGGTGCCGTGATCTCTGCGGACCACACGCTTGGTGGCCTCTGCGACTGGGTTGAGGCGGAAGCGCCGCGCCCGGTTGATCTGCCGGTCGAGGGGGCAGCAAACCTGAAAGCTGGCGTCCTTACGATCGTGCTGCATTATTCAACTGGGGATCCGCTTTCCTGAACGGGGACAACAGGTTGTACCGTCATCTTAATGCGACCTTCAATCTTGGCGCCAAAATCAACTGAGATTGCAGCAGTTATTATATCGGCCTTGACCCGCGCGCCTGGTTTGATGGTGAGGGATGTCGCGTGAATTGTGCCAACAACCTGGCCTTCGACAATCACACTTGCTGCGTGGATCCCACCCTCGACTTTTCCAGACTTTGTCACAACGAGGGTTTCTGCGGTGAGCTCGCCAACAATGCTGCCACCTAACTCAACGATGCCATCAACAGAGAAATTGCCTTTGATGGACGTGCCCTCAAGAAGAATTGAGCGCCGTTCATCGATCTGTGGTGCTGCGCGGTTGGGCGCGACATCAGGCTTCGGGGATTCTGGGTCTGGTTGTGCTTTTGAAAACATTAAACTGGCAGCTTCTGTCGTTGATTTTGGCCAGTTGAGCTAAAAAGACCGTTTTGGTCAAGCTTTAGGACCCATTTAAACAATACCGAGGAGATGAAGATGGCACGAGCGCAAGGCGCGCGGGCGCAGATGGCGCTGGCGTTTGAGACTATTTATGGCACCGCCCCGACCACGGGGTTCAAGCTGATGCCCTTTGCCAGTACCTCGCTGGGGGCTGAGCAACCGCTGCTGGCCTCGGACCTCTTGGGCTATGGCCGCGATCCGTTGGCCCCGATCAAAGATGCGGTGACGGCGGACGGTGATGTCTCCGTACCAATTGATATCGAGGCCTTCGGGTTTTGGCTCAAGGCCGCCTTTGGCGCGCCCGTTACCAGCGGTACTACGTCAAAAACCCACACCTTCACTTCAGGGTCTTGGGCGCTGCCAAGCTTCTCGGTGGAAACCGGCATGCCGGAGGTGCCACGCTATGCGATGTATTCAGGCTGCAAGCTGGATCAGCTGAGCTGGACCATGCAGCGCTCCGGGCTGTTGACGGCGACGGCAAAGATCATCGCCCAAGGTGAGACGATTGCCACTGTCTCAGGCGCGGGTACGCCCGCCGCAATCGCCCTGCAGCGCTTTGGCCACTTTAACGGCTCCATCAAGCGCAATGGCACTGCCCTTGGCCATGTGGTCTCGGCAGAGATTACCTATGCCAACAACCTAGAACGGGTGGAGACCATCCGAGCAGATGGCAAGATTGATGGGGCGGATCCGGCGATGGCGGCTTTGACGGGTAAGATTGATGTGCGCTTTGCTGATAGCGCGCTGGTGACCCAAGCCATTGATGGCGCGCCTTGCGAGTTGGAGTTCAGCTACAGCCTTGGGGCCAGTGCCAGCCTCAGCTTTACCGCCCATGCGGTCTATCTACCCCGGCCCCGGATCGAGATCCAGGGACCGCAGGGCATTCAGGCCTCGTTTGATTGGCAGGCGGCGAAGGGGACGACGCCTGCACGGCTTTGCACCATTGTCCTCACCAACTCAGTTGCGAGCTATGCATGATAGAACTTGATCTCTCCAACGGGCCGAAGTGGCTTGATCTCATCGCAGGCCTTCGCCTGCAGCTGCGCCCGCTCACCACCTCGCTGATGGTGGCCGCGCGCGCTGATCCTGCGATCCAGGGCCTTGCCAGTACCGCCAGTACTGCCAGTACCGCCAGTGATGATGAACGCGCGGTGGCCTTTGCCAAGGCGCTGGCCCGCCTCGCCATTCTCGATTGGGAAGGGGTGGGTGACGCGGGCGGTGTGCCGCTGGCACCTTCTGAGGCGGCCATTGATGCGCTGCTGGATCTCTGGCCGGTGTTTGAGGCGTTCCAGACCCAATACGTCGCCAAAGGTCTGTTAATCGATGCGGAAAAAAACGGCTTTGCGCCCTTGCCGAGTGGTCCTTCGGCGGGGGTGACGCCTATTGCGCCGCCTGTGAGCAAGACTGCCTCGACTGCCCCAGCCGCGTAAACGCACCGCAGACCTATGAGGGCTGGCAGGTTTGGGACCTGGTGCAGCGCTTGGGCGGCCAGCTTCGTTTGGCGCAAGGGGCGTCAGGCAATGCGGTGATTGGCTGGGACATGGGGGCGGCCTTTGCGCTGGCCTCCGCGCTTGGGCTTTCGCCGCTGGCTGTGGCCGAGATGCTACCGCCCATTGAGGCGGTGATGGTTCAGAAACTTAACGAGAGGATGGAACAAGAGCTATGACCGAAAAACGGGTCTCTGTGCGCCTCTCTGCCAGCGGCGGGCGGCAAGTGCGCGCCGAGCTGGAAGGTGTGGGCGATGCGGGCAGCCGCGGCTTTGGCAGGCTGAGCCGGGAGATGGATATGGCCAATGCGCGGCTTGCGGCGCTATCGCGCCGGGCGGCCCTTGCGGCGGGTGTTATGGCTGCGGCCACAGTGGTGGCGGGAGTGGCCATGATCCGCTCTGGCCTGCAAACCGTCGATGCGCAGGCTAAAATGGCGCAATCTCTCGGCACCACGGTGGAAAGTCTGCAAGTGCTGGACCGGGCCGCTGATCTCTCTGGCGTCTCGATGGGCAATGTCGAACAGGCCACGGTGCAGCTGACAAGGCGTCTTAGCCAGGCAGCAGCAGGTGCTGGCCCTGCCGTCAAAGCGCTTGACCGCCTTGGTCTGTCAGTCCAAGCGCTGCAAAGCCTACCGCTTGATCAGCGCATTGCCTTGATCCAGGATCGGCTGGCAGAGTTTGTGCCCGAGGCAGAGCGCGCGGCAGTCGCCTCACAGCTCTTTGGCGACCGCGCAGCCTTGGTGTTTACGCGCATTGATACCGCCACGCTGCGCCAAGCCACCGCTGACGTGAATGATTTTGGCATTGTTGTCTCCGAGCAGGACGCAGACCAGATTGAGCGCACCAATGATGCGCTGTCACGCCTCGGGCTGATCTGGCGGGGTGTATCAAACCAGTTGGCGGTTGCTGCGGCACCAGCCCTTGAAGCGGTGGCAAATGCGCTGGCGGCGGTGTCCAGGACCACGGGACCACTGGGCCAGGCGATTGCGGGTGTCTTTGACAACCTTGGCAGGCTTGGTGCTTATGCGGGAACCTTTGCGGCCTTCCTTGCGGGACGCTGGGTTGCGGCAATGGCCATAGCGGCGCTGTCGGTGCGCGGGCTTGCCACAGCCCTTGTGGTCGTGCGGGGCGCGCTGATCCGCACCGGTATTGGCGCGCTGATCGTGGGGGCGGGTGAGTTGGTCTATTGGTTCACCCGGCTTGTTGCAGGTGCTGGCGGCTTTGGCGCCGCGATGGGCCTTTTGAAGGACGTTGCGGTCGAGGTTTGGGGCCGCATTAAAATGGCCGCCAGCTCGGCCGGGGCGACGGCCACTGCGATGTTCTATGATCTGAAAGCGGATGCGGCCATGGGCATGGCGTCCGCAATCGAAAGCGTGGTGGGGTTTGGCAATGCGACAGCCAACACCTTTGAAGGCGCACTTCTGGCCGTGAAAGAAATCTGGTCGCGCCTGCCCAGCGTGATTGGCGATCTGGTGTTTACAGCGGCCAACCGCATGCTCGACGGCATTGAGGCGATGCTGAATGGAGCCCTCGGGCGGATTGATGCTTTTACTGGCAAAATCCGGGATGCGCTGGCAGCCGTAGGGATCGAGACCGCCTTTGGCCAAATCGGCGAAATCAGCCTTGGTGATATTACAAACCCCTTTGCCGGGGCCTCAGCCGAGGCGGGCACGGCGGCGGCAGAAGCGTTCCAGCGCGCCTTTGCCAAAAATCCCCTGACCGCCCCTGATCTTGGTTTGAGCGACCTTGCCACTGACGCGCTTGCGACCGCGAACAGCTACCGCCAGGCAGCGAGCGATCTTGCGGCAGGGGCCACAGCGCCGCTTGCAAGTTGGCAGGCGCTCAAAAATGCCGTAAGCGGCAGTGGTGCTGCGGGGACTGATGCGCTTGATGAGGCACAGGCATCGGCCTCAGGCGTTGCGGATGCCTTGGACGGTGCAACAAGCGCGGCCAAGTCTGCAGGTGGGGCGGTCAAGGCTGCCGCCGACGTGGCCAAAACCGGCTGGGCGGCCGTCTCACAATCCTTGGCGGACTATTCCAAGCAGGCGATGGACTGGGGCAAGGGCCTTGGCAGCACTTTGGTCAGTGGCTTTCAATCGGCGGAAACTGCGTTCAAGCAATTTATCACCACCGGCAAGTTCGACTTCAAGTCCTTGGTGTCTTCCATCCTTGCTGATTTGGCAACGCTGGCGTTCAAGCGCGCGGTTCTGGGCCCGATCGCCAACGCGCTGTCGGGGGTCTTTGGGGGTGGAGATATATTTGGCTCGGTTTTGCATGCAGGCGGCATGGTCGGGACTGACGGAACCAGCCGCAGGGTTCCCGCGCTGGCCTTTGCAGCAGCCCCGCGGATGCATGCTGGTGGCTGGGCGGGCCTGAAACCCGATGAGGTGCCCGCGATTTTGCAACGCGGCGAGCGGGTGTTGAGCCGCAGGCAGGCAGCGGGCTATGGCGCAGGTGGTGCCGCGCCAAACATGTCGATCTCAATTGACGCGCGCGGCGCACAAATCGGCGTGGCCGAACAGATTGAGGCACGCCTGCGCGCGGCGCTGCCCGAAATCGCGCGCATCGCCAAGCAAAGCGTCGCGGACGGGCGGCGGCGGGGTCAGGCGATATGACAATTCCGGTGATGCCACTGGTGCTGGTGTCCGCACTCGAGCGGCGTCTGGTTACCTCTGTGGCCGAGGCACGCTCCCCCTTTACCGGCACGTCGCAAATCCAGGACTGGGGTGCATCATGGTGGGAGTACCAGATTGAGATGGCAGTGATGCAAGGCACCAATGGGCGCAGGCTGTCTGCGTTTTTCGCCGCTCTGGGTGGTTTGCGGGGACGGTTCCTGTTTCCTGACCCTACGATCGAAGTGCTGGCGGGGGCGGGTAATCCTTATGTTACCGAGACGCAGGCGGCGGGTGGCACAACGCTGCACACCGCAGGCTGGGGACTTGGTCTGCGCGCGGGGGATTTTTTCCAGCTAGGGTCCGAGACCACGACACGGCTTTATCAACTGACGGCGGATGTGACGCCGGTTGGCAGCGAGGCCGAACTGGCGTTTGTACCATCCCTGCGCAGCACCGTTCAGCTCGGCACGCCGATCGGCCTGAATGCCCCGTCCGTTCTTCTTCGGCTAACAGCGCCAGTGCCGACGGTCATTGGCCGGGCGGATCAACATCGGTTTACAATCTCAGCCCGAGAGGCGCTTTGAACTGCGAGGAAATCTGACATGAGCCGAGATGTAACCGCCGCTTTTGCTGCGGCGCTGGCTGAGCAACACCTTCGCCCGGTGATCTTCTTCGAGGGCCAATTTGCAACGGGCTGGGTACGGATTTGGTCGGGGCTGGGCGAGATCGGCTGGAACGACGAGAGTTGGGCTGGCGCGGGGTCGCTTCTGGGCATCGGTTCTCTTGATGAAACCGGCGAGGTCGTGGCGGGTGGCACGGCGATCTCGTTGTCTGGCGTACCGCTCGATCTGGTGCAAATGGCCATTGCAGAGGCGCGGCAAGGTTTGCCGGGCCGGATCTGGCTTGGGCTTTTGTCTGAAACAGGCCAGGTTATCGCTGATCCGGTGCAAGCCTTCTCGGGGCGTCTTGATGTGCCAGAAATCAAGGATGATGCTGACAGCTGCACGATTACCATCAGCTATGAGAGCCGGTTGATTGACCTGACCGTGGCGCGGACCTGGCGCTACACCCATGAGAGCCAGCAGGTGTTGTACCCGGGCGATCTTGGCTTTGAATATGTCACCGCCATTCAAGACCGCGAAATTACCTGGGGACGAGGATAGACCATGGCCCGCATCGACAATTGGGAACGCCACCTCGCAGAGGCAATCGACATCGCACGTGTAAAACCCTTCGCTTGGGGCCTTCATGACTGTGCAACATTTGCTTTTGGGATCCGAAGCCTGCTCACAGGCGGCGAGGATGTGGCTGCCCTCTGGCGCGGACGCTACAGCACTGCGCTTGGCAGCGCGCGCGTCATGCGCCGTCTTGGCTGGGCCTCGCTGGAAGACATGGGGCTCGCACTGCTCGGTGCGCCGCGCGAGACGCCGCTGCTGGCCCAGCGGGGTGACATTGTGCTGGCGGACACAGGCCTTGGTTTTGGCGTGGTGATTGGCACCACGGCCGTTGGCATCACGCCAGAGGGGCTTTCTTTTGCAGCTTTAACTTCTTGCCGGCTTGCCTGGCCAACTTAACACGGGATAACCCCCATGCCCTTCATCGTCTCAGCCGTCGTCGCCGTTGCGGGGGCGATCAGCGGGGTATTGGCCGCAGGTGGTATTGGCGCGGCCCTGATCCGCATCGGCGGCACGCTGCTGTTGTCTTATGCAGCACAGGCTTTGATGCCAAAGCCACAAACGACGTTGCAAAACCGCACGGTAACCATCCGCGAGCCCGTGGTACCGCGCGATCTGGTGTACGGCCGCACCCGCAAGGGCGGGGTTATCGTATTCCTGCATTCCTCGGGATCTGACAACGCAGTCCTTGATTTGGTGATCGTGCTGGCCACGCACCGGGTGAACTCCATCGGGGCTGTTTATGGCTCTTCTCCGCTTTGTTGAGTAAGAAAAGCTGCCGACCATCAAGTAACCTGTTGATATGTTAGGTTTCTGACAACTTTACATAGGGCAGGTATATGACCATCGACATCTCGCAACATATTTTAC